TGCGCCGCGAATCGTCGCTGTGATCTCCAGCCGAGGAATCTCGGTCGACCAGGTCGCCACCGGGTCTTCGACTGGCCCGGCGGTGACGAGGTAGCGTTCGGATTGTTCGACCAGCGGCGCGTCGATCCCGTCGCGCCAAGGCCAGCCGCCCCGGGCGCGGCGGGTCCACGACAAGGTCCACGAACCGTCGCCTGCGATCGTCCGGCGAGGATGCACGGGCGAGAGCGGGCGCAAGGTGATGCCATCGAGCAGCAGCGGTGCTTCGACCGGCTCGGCATCGCCGCGACCCAGGGCAACGACGCGCCTGCTGGCCTCGGTGCCCATCGTCGCCGCGTCGAGCGGGACGAGGCCGGCGCCGAGCAGCGCGAAAGGTTCGCCGGCGCCGTGGGCGTCGATCGCCGCCTCGGTGCCGCCTCGCCCGCGCAGCAGTCCGCCGAGGCGCCAGTTGCCGCCGCCAAGGGGCACGGCGTGCAGAAACTGAACGATTTCCTCGCCGACGAGCGCGAGATTCGCCCCCTGCGCGAGCTGCCGAGTATCGATGGATGCCAGCTGCATCGCCGGATCGACGAGCGAGACGATCAGTTCGGAGGCGCGGTCGACGAACAGTGGACTGCCGGCGGGCAGCACGGATTGCACCGTGCCGATCACCGCCCGGGCGCGGCCGCTGGGACCGAGCGGCAGCAACTGGCCATCGCCGCGGTCGGCATGGAGCGCGGCGCCGCCCCAGTTCGCGCTGGTGCCGGCGACGGCCGCGAAGCAGCGGACGGCGTCGGGCGAACCTGCCGTGCCGTCGAAAGGCAGTTCGAACGCGACAAGCCGGGTTTCGGCAGGCGGAGTGTCGAGAGGCGCATTGCCGCGTCCGGCGTCCGATGCCAGCACCGGCGGCCCGTCGGCACTGGCGGGCAGCACGCGCTCTAGGGCGAGTTCGATGCCGCTTTCCCGCCATTCCCATTCGCGCACGCGCCACAGGCCGGGGATGCTCGGCAACGACACGACGGCGCCGGGGGCGACCGCGGGGTCGAGTTCGCTGGTCCGCCAGGAAATGCGGTCGCGGGTCCAGTCGAGGCGCCGGGCGGTGCGTTCGATGAGCGCGCGCGCGGTCGCGGCGTCGAGTGCGGCGGGAAGGTCGATCGTGCCTGGCTCGCCCGGAGCTGGCTGGCCGTTCGCGCGCTGGACGCCGGCTTGGTAGTCGCGCTCGAGGTCGTAGTAGCGCAGGATCGCCGGGGGCTGGCGGGAGGGCGCGCCGCGGTGACGGGTGAAGCCCGAGGCGGCGCCGAAATCGTCGTCCCCGACGGCGATCGCCGGCTCGGGAAGCATGATCGCGCCTTCCTGCAGGCGCTCGCGGGCGATGACGAGCTGTTCCCCGGCGAGGTCAATTTCGAGCGGGACGACCTGGTCGAAGGCCTCTATATCGGCGGCGGGAGGCCCTTCGCTGGTGTAGCCGGCAATGCCGGGCAAGGGCAGGGCAGCGTCGATGCCCTCTACCACTTCGCCCAGCACGGCCTGGAGATCGAAGCTCTCGTCGGCGATCACCTCGAAGGTGAGCGACGGGATGCGGTTGTAGAACTCGGCGAGGTCGAGGTCCTCGAACACGACGTAGGCGAGGCCGCGATGGGCGGGGCAGCGGGCCTCGCCCTCGGCGGCGGCGATCAGAGGGTCGGGAGCCTGGTCGCCCGCGCCGGTGTGGATGCGCAGGGTGCCGGCGACCTTGAGATCTTCCGCCGCGCCGCGCAGCAACTTGCCGTCGGCCCAGATGCGGCCGATGCCCAGGATCGGGCGGCTGGCGAGCGCGACCGCGAAGTTGGCGGTGTAGCTGTAGGTGGTGAGCGCGGGCGCGCCCTTGCCGCCGCCTTGCGCCTCGCTGTGCTCGACGAGGTCGGTCGCCCAGATCACCGAGCCGGCCACGCGCATGCGGCCGAAATGGCGGGGAATGACCTGGCCGTAACTGGAGGTCGTCACCGCCAGTTCCTTGAGGCGCGGACCCTGCCGGTGCGATGGGCCGAACAGCGCGGTGTCGACCTGTCGGCCGACCAGCGAGCCGATGGCGCCACCGATGGGGCCGCCCAGCATAGTTCCCATGCTGCTGAATACGAGCGTCGCCATGTCAGGTCCTTCCGGGATGGGGCTGCAGGCGCCAATGGGCGATGAGCGGCCAGTCGGGCAGCGGGCCGAGCACGACCTTGCGCAAGCCGGCATGGGCATGGATCACCGATCGCGCGCTGGTCGCTACGGCGAGGTGGAGCTGGCAGGGTGAGGGGCGCAGCACCAGCACGTCGCCTGGGCGTATGGCATCGCTGGCCTCGCCCATGCCGAGCCGCAAGGCGATGCCGGCGAGATCGGGCAGTCCGCGCATCCGCAACGCGTAGCTGTTGGGCAGCGGTGCCGGACGGCCCAGCGCCGCGAGGGCCACTGCCAGCACACCTACGCAGTCCAGCCCGGAACGTGGATCGCGGCCGTGCAGCCGGAACGGGGTGCCGACCAGCGCACGCGCAGCCGCCGCCAGTGCATCGCCGGTCATTGCCCCGGGCTCGGGTAACGGGTGAGCATGTCGTTGCCCGGCAGGAACGGTTCGCCCCGGAAGTTGATGGCGTTCCCGAAGCGCGTCGCGCAAGTGTCGAGCGTGCGGTCGCAGCCTTCGCGCAGGAACGCCCGGGTGCCGAGGGGGATCGTCTCGTCCAGCGGCACGTCGAGCACCAGCCCGCCGCCCTCGCCCGGACCCATCACGCCCATGACGACGCCAGCCTGCGGCCCGTCGAGCCAGCGCAAGGTGCCCCCGGCATGGAGCGCCGGGTCGGGAGCGCCCTCAAAGTTCGCCGCGTTGGTGGCCGTGTGGATGGCGGCCAGCCGCACCTCGCGGGTGAACGCCTGCGGATTGAGATTGCATCCCGGCCCGCAGAACGCCGCGCGGCACGCGGGGCTCGTGCGCGGCACGGGATCGCGCCACAGCTCGGCCTTGCGCGAGACGAGTTCGGCCGAGAACGCGCCGTCCTCCTCGGTGACGGTGCCGATGGTGCCGGCGTAGAGCACATCGCTCTCCCCGCTTTCCCAGTCGACCAGCCCGATGCGGACCTGCGCGCCGTCGAAGCGGCCGGCGGCGAGGTCTTCGCCGCCGATCGCCTCGTGGGTGAGGGCGCCGCGCACTTCGGCGCTGTCGGGCTCGAGGTCGGCGGACTTGCGGATCGAACTGGGCACCATGCCGGGCGAGGCGCGGTGCAGGACCCCGTCGAGCCGGATGTCGCGGTCATGCGTGGTGAGGCCGATCGTCACGCCGTCACGGCGCAGGATACGCCAGAAGGTGGCGACGGTCTCGACCGGCTCGGCGAACCAGGTCCTGCTCATGACGCCTCCCGGATCTCGACGATGGGCACGCTCGGCGCCTCACCCGCCGCGAAGGCGGCGCCGGAGACTTCGAGGCGGTCCTCGGCGAAGCGGACCGGCACGTCGAACAGGAAGCCTGCGCGCACCACGGCGCCCGCCGCGGGCGCGACGTCAAAGATGATCGTGCCGCCGTCGCCCGGAGCCCAGTTACCGATCTGCGGGGCCCCGTCCACCGAGACGCGGATCGTGGCGAGGTCGGGCCGGGTGATCCGGCGCAGCTGGGCGTCCTCGCCGTCGCCGTAGCGCTTGAGCAGCAGGAAGTCGGCGCGGAGGCCGTCGCCCGTGCCTAGGTGCTGGTCGAGTGGCGTCGGCGCGGCGGTCATGGCGTTGGAACTGAAGTCGCTCGGATCGCGCAGGCGGAAGCCGCGCGCGGGGCCGCGCCGGGCGCGGTAGAAGGCGATGAGTTCGCCCAGTTCCGCCTCCGAGCGCACGCCGGGGCCGACGTCGAAGCGCAGCCGCGCATTCGACCACAGGCTGTTGCGGCGCTCGAAGCCCGAGGCGGTGACCGAGACGCTGGTCGAGAATTCGGGGACCACCGTCGCGTCGCGGCCGAGCGCGAGGGGGTAGAGCACGTCGTCGAAGGCCTGCATGGGGTCGGCTCCTGGATAGTCGGGAAGGCGCACGTATCCGTTGCGCGCGACTTGCGGCAGCGCCCAGACGACGATCTCGCGGGGGTTGCGCAGGCGCGCCTCGTCGATGCCGGCGTCGATGCGCCGCCATTGGTCGCATTGCTCGGGCGCGAGGACGAAGCCGGCGAGGTAATCCTGTTCTTCGGGTGGGTAGCCCAGGCGGGCGTCGATTTCGGCGTAAGCCGCGCGGCGGAGGCCGTCGGCGCCGGCGGTGAGCCAGTCGTAGTCCTCGACCTGCAGCCGGTCGAACGCGGGCGCGGCCCAGCCGAGCGGCAGGTTGGCGCGCTTGAGTTCGGGCATGTCGGGCGCGAGCAAGGTGGGGGTGAAGACCAGCGCCAGCGCCTCGACCAGGGCCGGGGTGACGGCAGTGCGGACGGCAGCGACGAGGTCGGCGGTGGATTGCGCCAGCAGCGCGCCGGCTTGGTCGAGCAGGGCCTTCTGCGCCGCGCTCAACGGCGCGCGCATGTCAGGAATGGCGACGGGCGAGCCACCGAACGCGGCGGTGGCGGCGGCGTCGTAGAGGCAGATGCGGCCGTCGCCGAAAGTCCACCACCACGGTTCGCCGACCTGGAAGCGGACGGGCGCTCCGGCCTCGGCCATGAGCGCGGCGAAGGCGGCGGCGACCGACCGGAGCCAGCCCATCGCCGCGGCACTCGCGGGGGAGAGCAGCGTCGAGGGCGGGTCCCAGCCGGTGAGCGCGGGATTGCCGTCGCGGTCGCGCTGCTTCCATGCGGGCGGACAGTGCTGGTCGAGCAGTTCGTAGGACAGCGAGGCGACGGGGCTGAAGCCGTGCGCCACGCACTCGGCGAAGAAGGCGCGGTGCCAGGCGCGGGTCGGGGCGTTGAGGGGATCGCCGCCGGATCCCGCAAGGAACGCGCCGCCGGTCCGTGCGAGCCGGAAGTAGTGGCTCATGCCCAGGTAGTGGACCACCGAGCCGCGATAGCCGAGCTGGCGGACATTGCGCAGCAGGCGCGCAGGCGTCTGGACGCACTGGTCGTCATAGCCGGTGGCGAGGGCGAGGCCATTGGCCGGAACCATGACGTCGCCGATCTCCAGCATCGCGCGGGCGCCGTCGGCGGTGATTTCGCTCATTTCGATCCAGCCTTCCGCCTCGGCGGGGAGGGGATCGGCGCTGGCGCCATCGTAGCCGGGCGGGGCGAAGGAGATGAACATTCGCTCGATCGCGCCCGGCCAGACGCGCTCGGCCTCGGAGGGCGCGAAGCCGCCGTCGAGTTGCGCGAAGTCCAGCGTGATCACTGCGTCCTCGCCCGTGCCTTCCGCATAGTTCCAGAGCCGCACGTACCAGGTACGCGCCGCGCCCGACTGGTCCTTGCCCTCGATCGTCAGCGTCGGGCCGTTGACCGCGTCGAGCGGGACGATCCCGGCGGAGCGCCAGCGGAAGCGCAGCGAGGTATGGGAATAATCGCGGTCGGTGCGGTAGGCGAGCAGCGGGTGGTCGAGCCCGTCCTCGCTGTCCCAGATGAGGCCGCCGAGGTCCGCCTTGCGCAGGAACGCGGCGTCGACGCGCAGGGCATCGGGGCCAGTCGAGACCACCGTCGCCACCATCGGGCGCGGGAAGTTGACGGTCCAGAAGCGCGGGTCGAAGCGCATGATCCAGTCGCTGGCCTGACCCTCGCGACGGCTGGCGAGCCAGAATGCCATGGTGATGTCCTTTGGATCGGGAGGAATGTCGTCGAATGGAGAGAAGCTCGTCGTCCCCGGCTTGACCGGGGACCGCTGGCAAGGCCGCGCCTTGCTCCGGGCTGGGCGCTTTGCTGCGGTGGCCCATCGCGAGCTATCGCCTGAAGTATACCCAGCGGTCCCCGCCTGCGCGGGGACGACGGCTGTTCATGACCTCAGCTCGTCAGCGCACGGCGGACCGCGCTGGCGACCTGGCGCGAGGAGCGTTGCAGCGACTGCGGGGTGCTGGCGCCGCGTGGGCTTGTCACGTTGATGGCGACACGCACCTCGCGGGTGCCCGCGCCGCCACCGGTCTCGATGCGCCCGGCCGAGGTCGGCACGAACATCTCGGGCCCGCGCTCGCCCACCATGTAGCCGCGTCCGGGCGAGACGTTGCCGCCGGTCGCGCGGCCCGGCAGGCCCAGCGCGCCCGAGAGCAGGCCGGACAGGTCGAGCCCGCCGCTTCCGCCGCCCAGCACTGCCGAAGCTAACGTCTGCGCGGCCTGCCCGGCGATCGCGTCGAGCGCGGACGACGCGGTGCGTCTGAGGTCGTCGAAGCCGAGGCTGCCCTTGCGGATCGCGCCCGAAAGCCCGCGTTCCAGCGCATCGCCCGCCCGGGTGAAGCCGGAGACGAGGTCGCCGTCCACGGCGCTGCGCATCTGCGCGATGTCTCTGGTGAAGCCCTGGGTGCTGGCGCGCACTTCCACCAGCAGGCTGTCGATTTCATCGTCCATCATCGTGCTCCATCAGCCGTTGCAGGGCTTGCCGGTCGAGGCCCGGGTCGGTGGCGCCGGGCCCGAGCAGCCCGAGCGCGGCGGCGAGTTCGGCGGGCGTGGCCGCCCAGAATTCAGGCGGTCGCCAGCCGAGCGTGCGCGCGGCGAGGCCGCAGAGCGCCAGCGCGGCTAGGGCAAAGCGGCTCACGGCGCGCCCTTCAGGATCTGCGCGAGCAGGGTGCGCAAGGGCGCTGCACAGGCGGCGAGGCCTTGGGCGACGACCGCCTCGCCCACCGCCTCGCGGGTCAGGGCATCGCGGTCGGCGAGGCAGTGCCAGAACAGCGCGGCCATCTCGGCCAGCCGCAGCCCGCCCGACCCGGCGCGCTCGACCAGCGCGAACAGGGGGCCGAGTTCCTCTTCGGCGGCGACCAGTGCGG